TGGGAACTTTAGATTGAATGACCTGAATAATTCTCTTTGTATTTTAATCTTTGACTCTCTACCGGCCTGATCGTTGTCTGTGAGAACAACCAGCTTTGTTGCGCCGCTTTTAAGGAGTAATTCCTTTTGCTTGTTAGATATGTCTTTACCAAAAAGACCAACACAGTTGGTAACTCCAGCTTCGTACATTTTCCAGACATCACCCTGTCCTTCTACAAGAAAGAGAGTGGCGGTTTCTGTAGATCTAACTAATGCTTTGTCATAATTATATAAATAGTTTGCTTTCTTAAAACCGTCTGAAAACAAATACTTTGGCGACTGCCAAGGCTTAGTAGCTCTAGCTATGAAACCGACTTTCTCTTCCTCATAAAAGACAGGTATGATAGCCCTATCTTTCATCACCGACCCTCTTTGTAAACACTCTTCAACGCCAAAATGCCTAAGAGTATTAGTATAGAAACCTCTGGATTCAAAGTAGGGCGAGTTCCCACAGGTTTGTATATCCTCTACTATTATAGAGCTAAGTGTGGACTTATCCTTAAAGATTTCTACAATTTCGCTAAAATCTTTATACGGATCTTCTGTCTTCTGCTCTTTCTTTTCTGTATCTCTAATTTTATATAGCTTACATACATATCTTAATACATCAGAAAAAGAAGCGTCTTGCCCTCTCTCTGTAAATACAGACTGTATAAACCCAAATATGTTTGTACTACTATCTTCGTGGCAGCTTCTTGTCCAGCAGCGCCAGTTTTTATGTGTCAGTGATATAGATAAACCATTATCATTATCTCCGTGATGTATAGGACATCTCATAAACACATTATTATTTTTAGTTTGATAATCTAACTCAAGGTCATTCAATAGCAAGAATATATCTTTGAAGATAATATCTCTTACTTTATTTAAGTCAAGTTTTTGTTTAGTTACACTCATCTAGGATTTCTCTGAAGGTGATTAGAAAAGCTGACAAACTTCTCTTCAATTATATCATAATATAGAGTACTGTCATCTGCCTTCTTTAACAAATATTTACTCTGAGTGATAAGACCACTATCATAAACTTTAGAAAAATGAAATACATCACTCGCCTGTGGACAAGATTGTTCTTCTCCGTGTAGAGGACCGCCATTAAATTTTGCTGTATATTTACTCATTATCCTCCTCGAATGGTAGTTCTGCGCCCTCGATGGCGTCTTGCCCCCCAGTCGCTAAAAGCTCATCTCTAGTTCTTAATTCTGTAAGCAAAGCGTGTTGCCCGCTCATATTTAGGTTGATGTAGTTCCCATCCTGCATACCGGGACCATGACGCGAAACGATAGGTACGAGCTTTCTATTACCTGCCCGTGGACCGTCTTCTGCCGTTTCCTCTGCTGATTTCTCTTTGAATATAGAGAATGATGTACATAGCCAAATAAGTCTGTCAGAACCGCTTACTGCATCTGTAGATTCTTTGGTTATACCATCTCTGTTCAGCTGAACAAAAGATAAACAAGCAAAATCATATTTAACAGCTAGGTTATGTAGGTTAGTAATTTGAAAACCAAGAGCTTGATACTCTTGAATATTATTAGTAATAGAAGTAGATGACATTAATTTAAGGTAGTCATATACAACTAGGCACTCGTTTGTCCTGCCATTTTCATCTGTACCAACCTCCTGTAAAACCCACCTCTTAATTACATTTAGGATAGACTCAAATGGCATACCCGCCACTGTAGCGTAAGTATATGGTATGCTTTTTATTTCTTCTACCGCATTTTGAACAGCAATGTGTTGCTCTTCATTATGCTCAAATGCGCCAGTAGAAATATCATTGATTGGTACTTTACTTATGCTTGCGATAATCCTGTTGAGATGATCTTCTTTGCTCATCTCTGTGTCAAGCATTAGAACTGGCACACCAGCCTTAGCTACGTTAACAGCTACATTATCACCAAACACAGACTTACCAACTTTTGGTCTAGCAGATATTAGATCTACACATTTACGGCGAAGGCCGCCACCAATAGCAGCGTCATATCTGTCAAAGCCAGTTGGTATACCCAGTTGATCGCACTTGTTTTCAAGTATAAATTCAATATACTCATCTACGCCATCGCCTATCTTTTCTGGTCTTTTGTTATTGTCATCTTCTTTTAGAAAGTCTACAATTGGATTCTCAATGATAGATACAATATCATCAATATCTTCATCGCCAGTTATCTGTTCCGCATCAAATGATATTTGTTTAGCTAGTCTTTGTATCTTCCTAGCTAGTTCAAACTTTTTAATCTGCGCAGAAAAATGTAATACATTATCTTTCTTGACGGGAAAATCCATCAGCGATTTTATGTATTTTAGCTCTCTAGTGTCCTGAAAGATTTCAGAAAACCCTAGTCGTTCTGCCGCAGATATAATAGAAGCTATGTCAACTTCTGCTTCACTGGTAAATATTTTCTCAAGACATTTGTAAATGATTTGATTATTATGCGCAGCAAAGCTGGTATGGTCTAGTATGTCAGAAACTTCAATGTAAGACTCTAGACCGTGAGCGAAAAGACCAGCAAGAACTGCCCTTTCTGCTCCAAGATCCTGCAATACTTTAGTCATCTTATTTACCGCCGCATCGGTTACACCTGTGGTATTCGCCATAAACTAGGTTTGAGTTCATCTTAAAAGTCTTTCCGCAAACATGACACTCGACCTCAACCATATTTGCTTTCTTCCTATTTCTAGGTGTTCTTTTAATTTTTGGGGTGTCCACATCAGAAAACTCAGTGCCGTCGTCTTCCCATGTGTTCTTTTTGAACTTCACGGCTTCTCTCCTTCCTTTTGGTTTGGAATTATTTTTATGCATAGTAAAATCATTTTTATCATCGTCTGTAGTTTGAGCAGGTTCTTCTACAGCAACCTCTTCTTGTTTTGGTTCGGATAGGCTAGCCATCAATTGCTCAAGCAGCGCCTGCTTTTGCTCATCGGTTAGGTTTTTGAGTAAGTCTTTATCTATCATTTCCTTTTACCTTTTTCAAATAGTATGTCTGCTTTTCTTCTAACATTGTACTCTCTGGACTTAATATTTTCAAGCCTTCCTTGGGCAGTTAGTTTCCATTCATTGATTTTTCTGGCTAAATCGTTGTTTCTTAATATTGTAGCGACTTTGGTTTCATGTTTAGCATATGTATCCCAGATCCCGCTTGACAATTGTTCTGATATTATACTCTGTAGAGCATTTTCACACCAGCGAATTACATTTTCACATTGCGCACGTTCTGACCCAACATGATCTACGTATTGCATTAGTTGGTAAGCGTAACCAAAACATTCGTCTTGCGTTAATCTTTCTAAACCTTCAAGCGATAGAGTCTCCGCTATAGCAAACTCTGGATTAAATTTGGTAGGTGTTATATTTTTTGCGGTAATATATGCTTCAATACCATCAAGAAACTCTTTCAGTCTTTCAGCGGCTGTCAATTTGCTTTCTCCAATCTTCTATACTATCTGAGTATTTAAGGACTACTAACTCTATGTCGTTTAGCTTACACCAGTCTTCTTTTATAAAGTCTCTTTTGCGCGAAGTCAAGAACCCAGCTTTAGTTTTATGAAAAAACTTACAAAATTCATAGTGTTGCTGTCCATGAACTTCAACACCTAACTGTAAGTTGGGAATAAAAAAGTCTAGAAATAAAGTAGACTTCTTAGCTGGGTCTCTTGACCCCGGCAATTTAACTTCTTCAAGTATATTGTAGCCAGAGAACATTTCATGTAACAACCCTCTAGCCGCCATATGATACTTTGATTTAACAGTCTTGTCATCTTTTTTTACAATGTATTTATTCAAATTTAAATTATACTCACGACCGTTAAGACCTACGACTTTCATAATACGTTTCTTATTTCTTCGTATAAAAATTGTTGGATCTCCATGTTTTCTTCTATGAAGTCGCCAAGTTTTGACATACCTTGGAACTTAAAGAATTTTTCTACCGCTTCTGCGTTATCTACGTCCACATCGTTTTTCTTCAATAGCGCTTGAATAGCTGGATCTTTTTGGTTATCTATAGCTGTAGTTATCGTGTACCACGCACCAGCTTGTTTAATAAAAGTTAATTCATTTGCGATTTCACAAAGTTCCCTAACTTCATCAATCCCAGTTCCATACCTAATGTATGATACAGCATTAGAGTTTGGTCTGCCGCCAGCAGCAGATGTCTTGACTACCCAGTTTGCTACTTGTCCTACATCGTTACCGGAAGCGTCAGTCTCTTCCCACTTGCCTCTGTGGGTAATTACCATATTGGTGCCAGCTTGATACTGAAGCATGTTACCGCAGTCAGCAAGTTTAGCGGGCGACCATCTTGACCCACCAGTATTAGCAATATTATGAGTGATGAAAATAAGTATAGCTCTAGTTCTTGCTACGTCATTACTAATACGCTTGAAGAACATAGACAGCAGTCTAGGTAGTTGCGCTCTAACACCACCTCTAACATCGCCATCAAGTTCGTCTTGCGGAACCATATTAGACACAGAGTCAATAATCGCTACAAAGTCTGGTGTGTTCTTAACATATGTTTCAATAGCATTTAAGAACGTCTCAGCAGAGACGACCGGTTGGTTGTCTGTTGCCTGAATAACTTTAATTTTACTAGCGTCAAGACCTTTGATACCTGTAAAGTTTTCCTTTGTAAGTCTACCCTCAGTATTAAAGTAGAATACATTTTTACCTGCGGCTTGCGCTTTTGCCGCAAAGTAAAGTGATGTAGTTGTCTTTCCTGTTTTAGGATCGCCGGTCATTACGACTACGCTACCCTCTCTTAGGCCACCACCAAGAGCCAAATCTAATGCTGGTGAGATACCTATAGTATTAAAGTTTTGTAAGTCAGCGAGAACTTTCGTGCCTTGCTCTACAATGTCACCATACTTTCCAATGATTTGATTGCTTACAATATCATCTTCAAACTTATTTTTCGTCTTCTTTTTTGCCATCTAATCCTCTCAACTTATTTAATTTAGATTTTTTACCGTATGCTTTTTTTCTGGTCTTTGGTTCTTCTTTTACGTCTAGCTTTTGCTTTTTACTTTCATTCTCTTTTATAAGTTTAAGCTGCCTCACTATTTCTGGTACAACTCTTTTGTTTTTTAACGAAAAAACTTTGGATAGGTAGGGAGAGTTGA